ATCCTAAATATTATGGTGTAGTGTTTGTACATCCTAACGATAAAGAATACTTGACGAATGAATTACTAAACACTGGTGGTTGCACCCTCCATGCACAGCGTAATATCCTTACATTTGAAAATGGTGGGCAGCTGGAGATTACAACTTTGGAACAACATGGGATAGTTCACCACAATTATGCTGGTGTTGAGATTACAACACTTATTATTGACACAGAAGCTTTCGGTAAGTTTGATGGAGAGGAGTTTAGTAGAGTGAGTGATGTAGGTAATACAGAGTTTATCATGTATATGCTAACTCGATTACGGTCTCCAGCGGAATGTCACTCTCGTGGTGTGATAGTATGATAGTGTAATTTTAAACTTAATCTATATCATGGTATAATACTCTAACAATTTATTTACTTAAAACAAAAAGAGGGTTATACTATGGTTGCAGACGAGTATGGTTATTGGATGAAGCTTGCATTAGGCTTTGACTTGCTATTTAATGTCCTGACAGGCGGGGAAATAGGAGTTTTCTTCTCTACACGTTCATATCTTAATGCAAGAGATGGAAGTCGAAAATGGTGGGTGATTACACGTAATGTGATTGACTACATGTTTTGGGAAGGTCACTGTAAAGATAGCTACTTATGGGAGAGATCACGTAAGCAAGAGTGGATTGACTTGATGACTAAAGAAGTTGGTGGAGAATAATATGAGTGATAAGAACAAAGCCGGAAGAAAATCTAATGCAGAAGCTAAGGATTTACAAAGCTTGATAGCTAAAGCAGAATGGGAGATGAGACGTAATGACGCAGCTTGTTGTAACGATCTACCCACACTCTATAAGTTGCAAAGAGATATAGCACTGGGATTGAACGAGTTAGGTAAAGCTGCCTCAATTACAAACCGTAAGAGTGCAATTGAGAATATGATTGTTCGTGGAGAGGCGTATGCTACTAAAGAAGCTCCTTTGCTTAATGTGCGAGAAGATGAAGAACCAAGCACTGAAGAAGAAGTTGTAGAGACTGAAACTAAGCAAGTGGGTAACGGAGAGCCAGTATTATCCTTTGCAGATAAAGTTGCTTTACATAAGAAGAAACAGGCTGAGAAGAAAGAAGGTTAATACGTTAAAGAGGTAGGCTATGGGATTAATTATTTTATCAACATGTATTGCTTGCGGTAAAAAATCTGCACCTGAACTGAGTAAGGTAGAGGGAAACTACACATACTCTTGTATACACTGCGGTTCCACTAAGTTCGAACCAATAAAGCAGAGAGAAGAAGATAAACTACAGTGCAACACATGCAACCACAGTTATTTCTTCAATGATATAGGTTGTCCTAAGTGCATTAAATCATCATTGGCTGCCGTTACATCAAATAAAGGTACGATAGGTTTTGACGATTTTATTAGAAATATTAAGGAGAATATAAACAAATGAGCGTAGTATATATTGTAGACGGGGATGGTGGTTTAACTCTTAAAGAATTCGATGGTGTGAAGATGAAAGACTATTTTCGACACTGCAAGAGTTTAACTAAGGGTAAATACTTCACACCTGAGATGATTGATGCAATGGCAGAGGAGATTCGTGATGTGATTTGTCCATGTTGTCTAGACGAGACAGGCTTCTTTGAGCTAATTGTTGGCATTGCACATAAGAAGAAGATGATCACTGTAGAGGAAGACGGTAGCTATATGATTTGTGTAGGCTGCTTGAAGGGGAGTTGTTAGGAGAGAGGATAGTGCTGGGCACAAGAAAGTTAGGTAAAAGTGTGATATAATAGATAAAGCACCACTTGGATGTGAATTCTAGTGGTGCTTTGTTGTTTAAAGGGCGCAGATAACTCAGGCCAGAGGAGTTTGTGAAAAGTGTGAGAGTGTTGGAAATCCTTCAACAGCACTCTCAATTCCTGAAAGGAAATTGAAGGGTATAATAGATGAAGGATTGTTATGAAGAGAGATAAGTTTGGTAGGAATAGGATCTTAACTACAGAAGAGTATATTGCAAAATGTAGGAGTGTCCACGGAGACCGTTATGATTACTCTAAAGTCAATTACATCGGGGTAAAAGAGGATGTAGTTATTATCTGTAAGATTCATGGAGACTTTAAAAAAGATGCTGGAAGGCATAGTGGTGGTGTTGATTGCCCTGAATGCAGTGAAATAGAAAAGAATATTAACAGGGCTAAGAGAGAGGCTGTTAAGTTTATAGAGAAAAGTAAGAAGGTTCATGGTGATAAATATAATTACGATAAAGTTATCTATGTAAAATCAAATCAGAATGTTATTATAACTTGCCCGATACATGGAGATTTTGAACAGACTCCAGCAAACCACAAAAGAGGTGCGGGTTGTTATGATTGTGGTTTGGAGAAACTACGGCAGCATTTTAAACTCTCACAGGAAGAAGTCAGGAAAAGGAGCTTTGATAAGTTTGGTATAGATTTCAAGATAGATTTAACTAATTATAAGAATATAAATTCAATTGTAGTATTTTACTGCCCTATTCACGGTATGTTTGAAGATAAAATAAGTAACCACCTAGCTTCTGAAGATGGCTGTCCTACATGTTTTGAAGATAAGGACAGACCATCATGGAACAGGTTATCGGTAGAAGAAAACATGAAAGTTCTAAAAGAACTTTACGGAGATAGTTATCATTTCTTTAGTGAGGATATAGATATATCTGCAAATAAAGTTAGATTCTGGTGCTATCGTCATAAACGCTTCCACAGTACTAAGTTAGGTCACCTACGTTATGGATATGCTTGCCCTGAGTGTGGTAACGAAACTAAAGTAGGTTTTTACACAAAGTGTTTGATGGAAAGAGAAAAAGAATACTATTCACAAGATCAAAACAACATTTATATATTCAAGTTAGAAAATGGGCTGCACAAAATAGGTATAGCTAAAATGCCTAACGCAAGAAACTCCCAAGTAAAGAATCAATCAGGCTACGAGCAATCTGAAGTTATATACACAAAGAGTGGAAGTACCTACAACTGTTTTTACTTAGAGCAAGAGCTACACGAAGTATTAAAAGTTAGTAGAAAAGTCTTTGACTATAAATGGGCAGGTTACACAGAAGTATTTTGTATTGACGAAGGTGTGGTGCAGGATGTAATACACAAAATAGAGGATAGATTATGATAACAATCCCAAATAAAATAGTCCCCTACATAACACAAGATGTATTAAAGGTCTTTATTAAAGCACTTTTCATAGAGTTTAAGGATAAACGTCTAATTTGTTTAATAGACCCTACTACCATAGAGGAAAGAGTTAATATCGTAAGAGACTCTACTATTTTCGATGAACTTATTAGTGCATTAGATCTATTTGGGGAGGAGGACGTACTAAGGTTATTAGCACCTAAGATAGTTATTTTTGCTAATGAACTTTCGTTAGGTATTGATTTTAAAGAATCTTTAGAGAGTAACTTTAAAGAGTTAATATAAGGAGAGGAATTATGTTACTGCAACCACAAGTAGGTAAACAGCAGATAGCAGCAGAGATGCAAGTAGATGTCATGATCTACGGTGGAGCTAGATAAACCAGTGGTTCCCTTCTTGGCAACAAGATGACAAAAACCTCGCTAAGTCGGTGGAACTCTCTAAGAGACAATACCGAGCCGAATATTAATTTATGGGTGTAACGACTAAATTGGTGATTAGCAACTACCAGAGACAACCTAAGTGGGTTGGTAACGTGAGGCTCCTCTTAGAGGATGAAGATATAGTCTGATCTTTGTGGTGACATAAAGAGTTATAAATAAACGTTTATAACGTAACAAATCTGATGGCTGGTTCAGGTAAGAGTAGATTACTTTTAAATAAAGCTGGGTATTTTGCCCATAATGACCCAAACTTCGAAGGAGTGATGTTCCGTAGGAATATTGGCCCATTGAAAGCAGCGGGTGGTTTGTTTTCAGAAGCTAAGAAGTTGTATCAACCGTTAGGTGTCGATGTAAGAGAACAAGCTATGGAGATAATGTTTCATGGGGAAGAGGGAGGTAAGAAAAATAAAACAGGAGGTAATCTCAAGTTTACCCATTTAGAGCATGAAAATGATTCAGAGAGTAATCACCAAGGGCTTCAATACTCTTTCGTAGGTTTTGACGAACTAACCCACTTCTATCAATCACAATTCTTGTATTTAATAGGCCGTATGCGTTCATCCGCTGAGGGTAACTCTTTCTTGTTAGCAACCACTAACCCTGATTGTGACTCATGGGTTTTTGACTGGGTTCAGTGGTATTTATTGGATGGTAAGTTTGACGAATCTAAGTTAGGAGTTATCCGTTATTTTCTGGTAGTGGATGATGCTCCTGTGTTTGGGGATACACCTGAATACTTAGCGGAGGAATATCCTGATCTATGTTATATTGACAACCCATTAACAGGAGAGACTCAATATGTTCCACCTATGTCATATTGCTTCATAGGAGGAAATATTTTTGATAATCCAGAGCTGATCAGACAGAATCCAAAGTACTTATCTGCACTTAAGGCTCAAACAAAGGTCAATAGGGCGAGACTATTGGACGGTCGGTGGGATGTCCGTGCAGAGGGTAGCAATTTATTCCAATCCTCGTGGCTCCACAAAGCTACCTCAGTTCCAAAAGGTAGTAAGTGCGTAAGAAGTTGGGATCTTGCTCACTCTGAACCTAGCGACAAATATAGATATCCAGACTATTCTGCATCACTCCAGATGTTTAAGACTCCCGATGGAGAGTTCATAATATCAGGAGGTTATGACCCAGAAATTAAAGATCCTAAGACTGATGTTGTAGGGAGATTTAGAAAAAGGTTTGGGGATCGTAACTTATGGATGTTACAACAAGCTGAGTATGATGGTGAAGATGTTGTAGTTGCAATACCACAAGAGAATGGTGCTGGTAAGGGGCAATACGAAGACCTTGTTAAGATGTACACCAGTAACGGGTTTAGAGTTGTAGGAATACCAACTGGTAATCAGAAAGGAGGAAAATTAAAGCGTTTTTCTGTATTTTCATCAGCTTGCCAGAACGGAATAGTTCACATTCTTGAGGATTCTTTTGAGAACAAGGCTACACTTATGGCATTCTACAAAGAGCTAGAAGCTTTTGATGGATCACCTTCTACAGGTACAGTTAAAGATGACTGGGTGGATTGTGCTTCAGATTGCGTGACAGCTCTCAATAAGATAAGAGTAATCCGCCCCTTCAAGCTCCCTGACCTTTCAGGGGCTAAAACCGCCCTATCAAACTTTAAAAATGGAAGCAATCCCCGCTTCTAAATCCACCCTACCTACCATAGGCACATAACTTCTTCAAGTTATGTGCCTATTATGCTATATATATGTTAAAATAGTATATTAGATTAAGGAGGAGTAACCCAAATCATGGCTAAGACAATTAAATCAAAGCGTTTGCAGAAGAAAGCTCAACGTACCACCACTGAACAAAGAAAATCATCTACTCAAAAATCAACAGTGGCTATAGAGTCGATCACTCGTATCAAGAATCTATTAAAGCCTTGGGAATTATCTCGTAGTGAAAGATATAAAACTTACCAATCAATGCGAAGAGATGACGCTGTGTGGAGTAGCTTATCCCTACGAACTAAATTAGTACAAGCTACCCAATATAGTGGTAAGTTTAAGTATGATACGAACAACGAAAATAGTGTAGCAGTAGTAAAGTTCCTAGAGCATTGTATGAAGGATATGTCATTTCAAACACCCCGTAGTATTGCTGGGGATGCTTGTGAAATGATCTTCAATAGTTATGCTCCCTTTGAAGTTGTGACCAAGGAAGGAGAAGGTGCTTGGGCTGGTTACCACACACTTTCTAAACTGAGTTATATCAACCCCCTCACAATAGACTCTTTAAAACCTTACAAAACTGTGAACGGAGGTAATGCGATAACCGAGTGGTATCAGCTTAATTCTGCCTTCTTAAACAGTGACGGAACTAATAAAACTACAGGTGAGAAAACTAAACTAAATAATAACTATGGCTCACAACCTATTGATGCACGTAAGGTTGTCTACACCACTTATAGTAACTCTATTTCCAATCCAATATCAGATAGTGATTTTGATGCAGCTTATGATCCGTGGCGTGAGAAAGGCTTGATTAATGATTTTCTAATCATGGGTGTACAAAAGGATATGGCTGGTGTCCCTATCTTAGAAGTACCTCAACAACTGTTAGATGAAGCGTCTGTAATTGGTAGTGATGCTTGGAACACTGTCGAAGCACTAAAATTGCAAATGGGTAATTTACACGCTGGTGACCAAAGTTTTATGATCATGCCGAGTGACACTCACAATGAAGCTGGCAGCGGTGCTAAACTTTATGGTATCACCTTTAAGGGTATTGATGGTGGTGGTAAAAATTTCGACCTTGAGAAGTTAATAGACCAAAAGAATAGAGCAATCCACAAAGCTTTAGGTAGTAGTAATTTAAGCAATGCTGAAACTGGTGCTGCATCTTATAATAGTTTAGAGGGTAGTAGCAATATACAACTCCACGTAGTTAAAGCTGACAGCCGTATCGTAGATGAGATGTGGAATAAACAGGTGTTTCCTCTACTATTAAGGTTAAATGGTTGGGTAGTAGCAAGTGCTGACATGCCAATATGGGAACATGGAGAAGCCGCCCCAATTTCACTTGACGAATCTGGAAAGTACATTAACCGTGTAGCCCGATTATTACCAGCAGTGCCTGAAGTTTGTAATAAGCTACTTGAACATGCAAATATTAGTTACAGAGTAGATGACAACGCAACACCAGATGATATCCGTAAGATGCTGTTTACCTTTGTAGACGATTCAAAAGTCGGAGAAGGCGAGGGCAGTAGTGGCACGGGAGACTCACAGCAAGGCGGTAGTGCAAGTGATACAAATGATGAGAATGCGTCTTAACTAAGAATATTCCGTGTTTTTAGTGTTTTAGGTTAAAAACATGGAACAAAGTTTGCATAAGCTTTTAATACAAGTTATAATAATATATTGAATAACATAAAGGAGACTTACATGGCTCGTAAATTGCCACGTCTCTCCAAATCTCTCCTAGATAAACCTCAACTCATTACAGCATCTAAATTTCAGGAAATTTCAGAAGTCTTAGAGAATCGTGAGTATCTAAAATCATTTGAGCCAGAAGCGTTCTTAGATGTAGATGACCTTGTTGGGGATAATAGTGAAAGTTTGGTTGACGACTCTGTTGGTATTCTTCGAGTAGAAGGTCCAACAACATACAAACTTACTGGACTTGAGGCATTATGCGGTGGGTGTTCATACACTGGCTTATTATCTCAAATGAAAGAGTTTGTAGAACAAGGTAAGAAAACTGTACTTATGAAGATCGACAGTCCTGGTGGTCAGGCATATCGAATGATGTACACCTCTCGTGAACTTAGACGTTTAGCTGATGATAACGATATCAAGTTAATTGGTTATGTGGACGGGATGATGGCTTCAGCTGGTATAGGTCTTGGAGTGGCTTGTCATGAAGTCATTGCTAACCCAGAAGCTGAGGTTGGAAGTGTTGGTGTTGTTATCAGCCTGTTAGACCAGAGTAAGGCTCTTGAAAAAGAAGGTCTTAAACGAGTCTTTATAACAGCTGGCGGTGAGAAAGTTCCTTTTAACGAAGATGGTACTTTCCGTGACACATTCTTAGCTGACTTACAAGAATCTGTCACAGACCTCTATAAGAAGTTTACAATCCACGTAGCTGATATGCGGAGTATTAATGTACAAACTGTACGTGATACAGAGGCTCGTATGTTTAAAGCGGACGATGCACTGCAATTAGGTTTTATAGATAAAGTTATGGAAGAGAATGAGTTTTATACTTACCTCAATTCTTTAACAGACACCACTGTAGAGCTTGATGAAAAACAAAATACCAAAACCCCTTTAAAGGAGAAATTAATGTCAGACAACCTTCAACCAGAAGCTTCTGTTGTTGATGCATCTGCTGAAATGGCTACTAAACTTGCTGAAATGCAAGCTGCTATGGATGCACAAGCTGAACAACTTAAAGCTGCTGTGGACGCACAAACTGCTAGTATGGATGCCCTTGCGTCTTATCAAGCTAAAGAACAAGAAGCGGAACAAGAAGCCTTATCAACTAAACTTGATAATAGCCTATTCCTTGCTGAAAGTAAAGAGCAGCTTATGACCTTCTTTATGTCTGCTGAGACAAGTGCAGAAAGTAAAGAGCTAATGAGTGGTGTAATTGATAGTGCTACACAAGCTAACGCTACACTTGCTTCAGAAGCTAAAGTAGAACTAGAAGCTGCTGTAGCAGATAAAGTTAAAGCAGAAGGTGATGCTGAAAAAGCAAAACTAGATGCTGCAGAAGTTAAGAAAGAATTTGGTCAAAAACAAGAATCTGTTGAGACTGTCCCAGTTTTAGATCCTGTTAACCGTCAAGCGTCTGTCGCTGATTGGGTAGCAAAACACAAAAAGTAATATTATTTAATAAAAAGGAAAATACTAATGGCAACTTCTGATTTTTACCAAGTTCAACTTGATGGCGTAGAGAATCTTTACAAAAACAATGGTCGCACACATGAGTCTGCTGTAGTTACTGTAACAGCTACCATGAAAAACGGTTCAATCTTAAAAACAGATGACACCGAGGCAGCAATTGCAGATGCAGCTGTAGCAACAAAAATTATCGACTTCACTGCTTTCAATGGACAAGACTACGCAGTTGGTGATGTAGTACCAGTACCAGTAATTGTACGTGAATCAACTGTAGACGCAACTCACCTGAAATTCTCAGATGGCGCTTACACTGCTGAAGCACTAACTGCACTTGTAGCAGCAAGCGTAATTTTAAAATAATTTAAGGAGAATAATAAATGAATAAAGGTAATTTTGGTTTAGTTGATTATACTGGCCTGATGGAATTAGAAACTCGTAAGATCAGCATCTTTGAACACATGGGGTTGATCAATGAAATGAACACTAGCTTCTTGGGTGCCAATGAAACTGGTAGTTTGTTTGAACGTGTTACAGATGGTGAAGATGAGATCTTAGCTAAGGCTCGTGGCGGTGATCGTAACTTCGCTGGTCGTGAGAATGCGCAGCTTGAATACTTCCCTACAGCTTTCTTCCCACTAGATGGCAAAGTAACTGCACAAGACCGTATGGATTTACGTTTACTTAATACAGAAGATGAGCCTGAGAATGCTGCTAATCGTGTACGCCGTTTGGTCGGTCGTGTACAACGTTCACAATCGGTTGCACTACAAAAAGCTATGCTCCAAGCTATTGTTAGCAACAAGACTTATGCTCCTGGTATGACAGCTACAGAAAAAGACTTTTCAACTGTATGGGGCGTTGCTCGTCCACAAGTGGCTAATACAGTATTTGATTTAACAGACCCAGCGGTTAATCCTTTCGAGACTATTGAGAAATATGGTCGTCGTCAGATTGTTACTAATGCGGGTGATAATGCTGATGCGTATGAGATTGTATTCGCTTGTGAACCTGATGTGTTCGATGCATTAATCAACCACCCTAAGTTTACAGGCTCTTACTCTGAGTATGCTAACCAACAAGAGGTATTACGTAACCGAATCTCTGGTGACCGTAACAACCGTGTATTTAAGCACCAAGGTGTTATTGTTCTAGAGATTATCACTTCTACTGCAGGTTCTCTTCCGGCGAACAAGGGTTACTGTTACCCGTTAGGTATTGAAGATATGTGGCAACTTAAGTTTGGGCCAGCTGACACAGTTAAGGAGCGATCTACTGAAGAGACTTACCTGTTCATGAAAGAAGATGATCGCAAGATCACGGTAGAGTCAGAAAGCTCTTTTGTAATCGTAAACACAAAACCTGATTGTCTGATCGAGTTCACTGCCCAACTGTAAGAGTTGGATTGTAGACCTACTATTAGAGCGCTATAGTCAAACCCCTGCCACTTAGGTAGGGGTTTTTTATTATAAGGATCTTGTGTCACCTAATAGATTAATGGTGGGGGCAGTACATTACATTCAATTGTGAGAAAGAGATAAAACAACTGTATAAGAATTCTTAAAAATGCCCAAAAGAAATACTACCTGCTGGTTATACAGGAACAGTAGTGTACTCAGAAGAAAACTTATCAACTATCCTAAAATTGCTAACAAACACCTCGCATGATATAATAATTTTACATTCTAAAGGAGAACATTATGAAAAAACAAACACTAATCAATGCTAAAAATTGTTACACAGTAGATACATTTTATAAGCTATTAGAACATTTAGACACCACCTTCGATTGCAATAAATCCTTGATGGTTGGTAAGTTTAACATCCAGAAGAAAGATGGGACTTTTATCCGTAGTGGTACGTTCTTAGACTTCTGTGAAAAGTATAATAGTGTTTTTGTAGACAAGATTAATACTAAAAAGAGTTTTGTAAGTGGGAAGTGCTTTTATATCTTCCTTAAAGAAGGAGAGGAAGTCGTCAATGAATCTGTCGAAATTCCTGAAGATGTAATTATCGGGGATGTTTCAGTAGAGCAGGTGGAAGAAGCTCTTGTAGAAAATGTAGATGAAGTTAAATTGGAAACTGCCGTAACCCCTGATTGGGATAAAGCAGGAAAGATTAAAACTAAAATTAAGCTCGAAGAGTATGCTCGTAAATTCGGTGTTGAACTTAACCGAAGCAATACCCTTACCAATATGCTTAAGGATTTCAAAAGTAACTTCTAAGTCAACCTTCTAAATACCCTTCCTGAATTAAATCTAACCCTTGTAGCAAGCAATAAGTAACTATTGCACTATAAGGGTTCAGATTATACCCTCTCTTACTCCTATACCAAACTATACCATTACACAATATCTCACCTTCCTTTGCAGTTATCCTGTTAATATACCACTTAGAATTATCACTGATGCTTATGAAATCTGCACCGTTAGGTAAAACTTTGTCGTAGTTAATACAGTACAGCACCCCCTCTACATTCACGACCGCTAGGTTCTCGAATAGATTACCACTGCCCTTCTTAGCTACCTGTATTGTTGCTAGAAGGTCTAGAGACACCCTCTCTCTTTTTGTATAGGTAGATTTACCTTCCTTTCTAATACTACTAATGATACTTCCTAAACTTACTTCATTCTTCATAAAATACTCCTATTAATTGTGATATAATAGATTATAACATATTTAATGTCAAGGAGTTTTAATGACAGTAACAGAACTTAATGAATTCGTAAGGTTTTACTTAGGAGGTTTGTCCGTAGGCGTGTTGGACGACCTAACTCTTAATCAAATTATTCAAAATGTATTGGATAGTGGTGTTGCCACTACAGATTGTCAAGAGAAGTACTATAGCACATTAGAGACTTTGAGGTGGTTGGAACGTAGACAGTTACAGGAAAAAGGTAGCAGTGGTGCAACAGGAGAGCTAGTAGAGTCTAAAGAGAAAGAAGGTAATGTAGAGATTACCAATAAGTATTCTAGTTCTACCACAGGGGATGGTACATCTTGGTCTACATTGATTGATAATCTTGTAACCGACCCAACTACTATAGGTTGTAACCCTTTTCCCTCAACAGATGGTGCTGACACTGGCAATGTAATAATAGGAGGTGCTGATATCAACGGATATGAACGTGTTTACGAGACAAGAAAAGCTAGAAGTGCAGCAGCATATTCAGCGAGGTTGTCAGGTAATTATCCTTGGAGACCTTAACCCTATTTACCAACAATATTACTTTAGGAGTAATGCAGTTATGGCACAAACAATTCCAGACATCTATGTAGACAATTCTGCATGGGTGGATATAAATACAGCGACTGGGATAGTCGTTGGTGTTAAAATGCAAATAACAAACAAGACAAACTCGTGGTGTAGGATTTATGAAGGAGTTACAGCACCAGATGTAGACTCAAAGGATGGAGATCTTATCACAAACCTGCACAAACCTTCGTCTAGATTAATTAAATACACAGATAGTCTTAAAATATGGGCGTTGAGTGCTTCAGACTGCACTGTGAAGCTATCTGTACAGGAATTACTGGTAGTTTAAGAATATCAATACTAATCACTTCTTCAGGAGTAAATAAATAATGACGCAAACAATTCCAAACATACCAGTTGATGATACAGCGTGGGTAGATATAAATACCGCTGCTGGTATCGATGTTGGAAAGATGATGGCGATTACAAATAAATCGAATTCTTGGTGTAGGTTGTACGAAGGATCTGTGCCACCATCTGTAACATCTAAAGACGGGGAGATGATCACAAATCTAGATAAATCCTCACCAAGAGCCACAATCCTAACAGATAGTTTAAAGATATGGGCATTGTGTGCCCAAGAAGGTAGAAGCATTGACCTGAATGTACAGGAGCTATTTTTCACAAGTGGTGGTGGTAGTTCTGGTGGTGGTGGTTTTACACTTGGCCCATTACAAAATGTATTCACTGGTGTAGATCGTGCAGCTGCTGAGCTAGAGCGTGACACTTACTTTGCTGGAGCTGGTGCTGCTAACCTAACCACCTATAACGGAGATACTACACTAAACATCCGACTGGAATATGATGAAGTTGGCAATGCAATTGCCTTATTTCAAGTTAGAAACGCAGCTGGTGATACGTGGCTTGATAACTCATCAGCAACAGGTGTTAAAGGTGACGCAGGAGAGTCGGCTTCAATTGCTGATGATGCTTATAGTGCTGCTTGGGATGGAATCACTGCTGTTGCAGCATCTAAGAATGCTATTTATGATAAGATGGAAACTGTTACTGCGGCAGTGGCACTAAATACAGCTAAGGTGAGTTACCCATCAGTAGACTCTACTAAAGTTGGGCATATTTCTGTAACACAGGCTGTAAATCTGGACACTATTAAATCAGACACAGCAACTAATACCTCAAACTTGTCAGACAACACGACAGATATAGCAAATATTAGGTCAACAACTGGTACTGTTGATGGTGATGTTAATATGGGAGTTTTTACAGGAGGTACAATCAGCGATAATGTATCAGCCAAAGTAGGAATGCAGGAACTTGAAACTTCATTAGAGACTAAAGGTACTGTTAATGACGCTGCATATGACTCTGGTTGGGATGGTATAACAAATGTGGCTCCAAGTAAGAACTCTGTTTACGACAAGGTTGAGTTATTAAGTACTGCTA